GTAGAAGGTATCATGGAAGGTAAAGAGTGGGTATGGGATAATGGTGTACTGAAAAGTATAGAAGTTGAACGATATAAAGAAGAAATAGAAAGAACTAGACGCTCAGAATTAGCAGAAGTTAAATCTAATATCTTCAAAGACTTTATAAGAAAACTGTAACAAAACCTACGCAGATTTTATTGTTTGCGAAGGGTTTGAAATGGTAATTGTTATAAATAATAGTAACTGAAAATTAATTAATTTACAAGGAGACCGAATGTCTGAAACCGAAATTAAGAAAGAAGTAGACTTGGCAGAAGCACCCAATGTAGTAACAAAGGATGCTAAACCTGCTGAACCTACTCACCTTAAAAATGACGCTGAAGATTTGGGCGCACCAGTGGTTAAACCTACTGATAGCAATCCAAACGCAGCGAAAGGGGTTAAGAAAGTATCGGATCAGGTTAACAAAGACGCTAAAGAAGTATCATTACCAAATGAAAACAAACCTAGCGGCATGAAAGAAGAAGAAGTAGAAGTAAAAGACGGCGTAGAAACTGTTGCTGAAACTGCTGAATCAACTGAAATGGAGATTGACCTAACTGATGATGTTAAAGCATTAGTTTCATCTGACGCTGACCTTTCTGAGGAATTCAAAGAAAAGGCTGCGACTATATTTGAAACTGCTGTTAAAACAAGAATACAAGAACAGACAAAGATTCTTGAAGCAAAGTATGAAGAAAAACTTTCAACTGAAACAGAAGTAGTAAAAGAAGCTATGGTAGAAAAGGTAGATTCTTACCTTAACTATGTTGTTGAAGAATGGATGAAAGAAAATGAATTAGCAGTTGAGAGAGGTATTCGTACCGAGATTGCTGAAGATTTCATTACTGGTCTTAAAGGTCTTTTCAAGGAACATTATATTGAAGTTCCTGAAGAAAAATACAATGTGCTTGACGACTTAACAAATCAAGTCAAAGATTTAGAAAGTAAACTAAATGAACAGATTGAAAAGAATGTAAATCTAAGTAAAGAAGTTTCTGAATCTACAAGAACAAGTCTAATCGCTGATGTAATTGCTGACTTAGCAGATACAGAAAAAGAGAAGTTTGTTAAAATGGCTGAAAATGTTGAGTTCGAGAGCGCTCCAAAATTTAAGGAAAAACTAGAAACTGTTAAAGAATCTTACTTCCCTAAATCTAAAATAGAAGAAGCAACATCTACGGATGAAGTTGATTCTGTGGCGGCGAATATACCTGCTGACGCTGGTACATCCGATGCTATGGCTGCATACACGGCCGCTATTTCAAAAGACCTTAAATCTTTAAAAGTTTAAGGGTGACACTAATTAACAATTAATAGGAGAGATAAAATGTATCTTACTGAAAATTTACAAGAAAAGTGGCAGCCAGTCCTAGAGCATCCAGATTTACCGAAAATCGAAGATTCTTATAAGAGAGCTGTTACAACTGTTATTCTTGAGAACCAAGAAAAAGCAGTTAGAGAAGACCGTGGCTTTATGACAGAGGCTGCACCTGTAAACTCTGTTGCTGGTGGTGGTGTTGATAACTGGGATCCAGTTTTAATATCATTAGTTAGAAGAGCTATGCCAAACCTTATTGCTTACGATATCTGTGGCGTTCAGCCGATGACTGGTCCAACTGGACTAATCTTCGCAATGAAGTCAAGATTTGGTACTCAAGACGGTGCTGAAGCATTATTCAACGAAGCTAATACTGAGTTTTCTGGTGATAACGCTACTACAAACAATGCTGGTGCTTCTGGTGATGCTCAAGCGGGAACAAATCCTTCAATCTTGAATGATGCTTCTGCTGGTACTTTCACTACTGCTTCTGGTTTAACTACTGCTGCGGCAGAGGCTCTCGGAGATGCTTCTACTAACGCTTTTGCTGAAATGGCTTTCTCTATCGAGAAAACAACCGTTACTGCTCGTTCAAGAGCTCTTAAAGCAGAATATACTATGGAACTTGCTCAAGACTTAAAAGCAATCCACGGTTTAGACGCTGAAACAGAACTTGCGAACATCTTATCAAGTGAGATTCTTGCTGAGATTAACAGAGAAGTAGTAAGAACTATTTACTCACACGCTAAAGCGGGTGCTCAAGTAAATACAACTACTGCTGGTACTTTCGATCTTGACACCGACTCAAATGGTCGTTGGTCAGTTGAGAAATTCAAAGGACTTCTTTACCAATTAGAGAGAGATGCCAATGCTATTGGTCAACAAACTCGTAGAGGTAAAGGTAACTTAATCATCTGTTCTGCTGATGTAGCTTCTGCTCTTCAAATGGCTGGTGTATTAGATTACGCTCCTGCTCTTAACACTAACTTGAATGTTGATGATACTGGTAATACTTTTGCTGGTGTACTTAACGGTAAATTCAAAGTGTATGTTGATCCATACTCAGCGAATGTTGCTGCAAGTCAGTTCTATGTTGCTGGTTATAAAGGTACTTCACCTTATGATGCTGGTCTATTCTATTGCCCATATGTTCCACTACAAATGGTGAGAGCAGTTGGACAAGATAGTTTCCAACCAAAAATTGGTTTCAAAACTAGATACGGAATGGTTCAAAATCCTTTCGCAACTACTAACGGTGTTGGTGCATTAGATGTATCTGGTGCAGTTGCTGCTGGCGATCAAAACCTTTATTATCGTAGAGTTAAAGTTTCAAACATTATGTAACTTTATTTTTATAGAAGAAAAGGGGGGTCTTTACGACCCCTTTTTTTGGTCTAAAAACTCTTATAAATAGTAGTATGACAGATGTAAATGTAAATTTAAGACAACCCTCAAAGATGGACTATGCAAGTCCTATTCAGTTTAGGTTTAAAATTGCTAAACTTCCTGAGGTAGAGTTTTTTATACAGACAGCAAATGTACCAAGTATGAGTTTAGGTGAAGCCACAATGGCAACACCACTAAAAGATATACCAATTCCAGGCGATAAAGTAAACTTTGGTAGTTTAGATATATCATTTCTTGTAGATGAGAATTTAAATAACTATAAAGAGTTACATGATTGGATAAAAGGAATAGGTTTTCCACAAGACCATACTCAGTTTAAAACTTTACAGGCAACAGGATCAGATAGATTTCCAGGTTCAACAGCAGGTGCTTCTGTACCAGGTATTGCAACACCACAACCTCTTGCTGAAGGAGGTATATATTCAGATGCTACTTTGATAGTATTGAATAGTAAAAATATTGCTAAAACAGAAATACGATTTCAAAATGTTTACCCAACATCTATTGGTAATTTATCATATGATATTAAAGCAGCTGATGTTGATTACTTACAATGCACAGCAAGTTTTAGTTATATGTACTACGATATGGTGCAGATTTCCACTAGTTAACCCTTGACAAATCGCCTAAAAGGTGATATAATATATTATGACATTAGAAGAATTACAACAAGCAGTTGATAGAGATTTTAAACTAGATGATACAGAACTAGATTCAGAATCAATTAAAATACCTCTACTACACAATAAATATCTACAACATTTTAATAAGTTTTCTTTATTATTAAAGAAGGCTGAATACGAACATAAGGTTCTCGTTAGGCAAAAGTGGGAATATTACACAGGTAAATCAGACCCTAGTGTATATAAAGATAAACCTTTTGACCTTAAAATACTTAAATCAGATGTTCATATCTATATGGATTCAGATGAAGATTTACAACGAGCAGATCAAAAGGCAGCCTATCTTAATCAGGTAGTTAAGTATCTTGAACAAGTTTTAAGAAGTATAAACAATCGAACATTTTTAATTAAGAACGCCATTGAGTGGAAGAAGTTTACTAGTGGCGCAATATAATGGAAACTCTTATCATAGAGAAGAAAAATGAAGTATATATTACTGTTGACGCTGACCCAAATATCCAACGAGAGATATCAGAATTTTTTACCTTTTATGTTCCCGGTTATAAATTTATGCCTGCATTTCGTAATCGAATGTGGGATGGTAAAATAAGATTATTCTCACAAAAGACCAAAGAGATATACTTTGGATTATTTCCTTACATCAAAGCATTTGCTGAAGAACGTGGCTACTATATTGTACCAGGTAAAGATGTTGATGTGGATAATAAAGTAGATAGAGATATTGTTACAAAGTTTTCTAATAGTTTAGGTCAATCGTTTGAGGCAAGAGATTATCAAATAGACGCTATATATCATAGTT